CATCTGAAGTTTCTGTCAATGTAGATGTAGCCTGAGCCAAATCTGAATAGATTGAGAAAACAACTGATGATCCTGGCATAGCCTGTTGCACGGGCTTAACATCTGCAAGTGAACGCATAACAGGAATAGAGCGAAGCGCCATTCTTACATACTGATCGTATGCTGCCTGCACAAGTGCGGTGATGTTTCCAGTACTGGTAGGGGTACCTGTTGGGATAGCCATTTGTGGTCTAGCCTTTCTGTTTTAGGATCGGATTAGAGTCCAGACATTCTGATAACTTCATCCAATTCTTCTTTGCTGTTAGCGTTCATAAGTTTCTGCATAATGTTGTCGTTGTGTTCAGGAGATGATCCTGATTCGACAGTATTAGTCATACGCTTATATGCAGCAGCATCGGCTGGATTAACATTAGGTCTTGCCTGGTTTTGGCTAAGTTCGATACCGAATACATCGGCATTATCTTCTAGCCATTTAGATACAGACTCTTCAGTTGGGTCTATATCCTGTGGGATAAATGAAGCAATTTTGCTATTTACCCCGCGACTTGCGAGGGTGTCTTTGATTGCTCGTTCACGTTGCGCTAATGAAAGATTTGTTAGAGCAGATTCTTTTTCGCTCAGTTCTCTTTCTTTTGCTTTTAGTTGTTTACGCAGTTGTTTTACAAGGTCATTGCTTGATGAGTCCAAGTCGAAATCATCATCCTCGTAGTCATAGTTGGACATAGGTCCTTCTCCCATTCTTGTTAGATTGACGCAAGCCTCACAGTAACCTTGGGGGAGGTAGTGTGGCTCTTGCTACTGGTTTTGTTATCACTCCAATGGACCAGTCATCCCATTGGCAGGCTTTTATTTAGTAAGCGCCAGCGCGATCTCGCACTAAGGCTCCTTGACTTAAACCAGATTGACCAGCAAATGTGGCCTTTTCTAGTCCAGTAATCTTTTGGCGCTGCTTACGTGCTTCTGCTGCTCCAGGTACACTAAAGATTTCTTGCTCTGCAGTTGCTTGAGTATATGGACTCTCTCCATACATTGAGGCAAGTTGCGAACCACGTTGCAGTCCACCTGAAATAGTTGCGTAACCTTGGTCTGCTTGTTCCTTTGTCACACCATAGTTTCGTAGATATTCAGCATTTGCAACGTTAGTGGTTAAACCAAAGCGTGCCGCTGCTCCACCAATTTCTGCTGCTGTTACCTTGCGCTTGATATCTTCAATACCCTTTGATGGATCAAGTGTATAAGCCAAGATATCTCCGTTAGAGATTCCTGGATAGAACGTCTTGAGCGCTTGTGCCACCTCTGGGTTGGCATTCATAACACGCTTTTGTGCTGTTGAGATGCGGTCTTCTAGTTCTGCTGGACTTACATCTCCAGCAATAAACTTTTCAAATCCTTCTTGACGGCCCATCTCACCACGTGAGTAGTAAGTCTCTGGCATTCCATATTGACGCATAACATTCTGGTACTGGTCTTCTAGTCCAATGTACTCTGCCTCTGACAAGGCACGAAGACCTTTAGCAATACGTTGAGCATTGCCAGCAAAGCGCTTCTTATATGCCTCTGTTCCACGCAAACGAAGCGTAAACTCAGATGGAGAGATACCTTCTTCAATAAAGGTCTTAAGTTCTGGTACTAGACCACCGATACCTAAGTCATTAAATTGCTGGTATAGCAAATCATAGGCAGACTTTTTTGCTGCAGAATCTGCTCCACTTTTTGCAAGAATTCTAGTGGTTCCATCTGAAAGTGTTGCAGTTACATCGCCAGTTGTTGGATCCGAAAAGGTGCTAACAACCGTCACACCTGGAGGTAAATTTAGTCCACCACCTGCTGTATTAGTTGTACTGGTACTAAGTTTTTTGCCACCTATTAGTTTGAAATCAACTTCTGTTGCAGTACCAGTTCCAACACCTGGAGCGAATGCACTTACATAAGATGCTCCACCTTCGCCTTGACGAATAATTACTTGGCCAGTCTTTGGGTCAATTGCATAACCAGTTGCATTTGCAAATGGGTCGTATGCAGCCTTACTTGGATCTCCATTAGGACCGTAAAGTAATTTACGAATATCTTCTGGAAGATTCATTGAACCTGTGCCAGTTTTTACCCAAGGAACTGCTATTGAACCAGCAGCACCAGCACCGCGTTCTGACATTGTGTAGGCAAAGTCTTTTGCGGGAACATTACCTGCAGCATTGATATAGAAATCTTCTTCTTCTATTGCCATTATCCCTGGAATCCTAACTGTTGTAGAACATTAAGCCCGATACCTGATACCTCTTGACGGGCATTATTAGTGTATTGCCAGCGTGGGTCTTTGCGTAGTGAACGCTCCCAATCGTAAAGAGTCATTTCTTTCTGGCCAATAGCAGAACGTAGAGTCTTATCGTTAAGACCGATAGTTTCTGGATTGACTTCAAGAACAGATGCCATAATGTTTTTGTATGGTGCATAGACTGTATCTAAGTTAACGCCAAGTTTTAATAGCGACTTAACGTTGTCTGGTAGTCCTGCAGAAGCAGCCTCACGGATGACGTTCTCAAACGTATCAGGTGATTCACCTTGAAGAATCTTTGAAAGCCAAGTTTGTGCTTGTGTTCCAAACTGAGTATCAAAGTCAAGACCATTAGCAGCAGCAGTCTTCTTGAGTTGAGCAAGTGCGCCGCCTGCTGCTCCGCCTAGCGCTACAGTTGGAGAGTAAGTTAACTTGGCGCGGATAAGTCCGTCTACTAGAGATGAACTTGCACTGATGCCCATAGCCAAGGCATTGTTGACAATCTCGTCAACATCCTTTTGTGCAAGTGCCACACCTAATGCAACGGCACGATCTGCAACTGCCTGACTAAAGTCCTTTTGCTGACCTTCTGCTTGGGTTCCCTTGTAACGAGCATCGCTACGTAGCAAGGCTTCAAAGTCAGAAAACTTTAATCCACCTTTGTCATTAAATACTTTCTGAAGTAGCGGGTCATTCTCACTAATTGTCTCTGGATCAATGTTAAAGTATTGAGACATAAGTTTGATGTAGTTGCCGTAGATTCCGTTAAGGTTATAGCCACTCTTAAGTAGTCCCGCTACGTACTCTCCACGGCCTTCTCCAGCCTTATCACGAATAGCCTGACCTACTAGGTCAACAGACTCACCGTTTCTGATACGTGCTAACCAGCCATTGACCTGATCTTTGAAATCTACATCAAGGTTATAGCCGTTGTCTTGTGCAATACGTGCAAGTTGCTGACGTGCCTGTGCTTCGACATTGCCTTCTTCGATAGCAACAGGTGTACCCTTAAAGCGAGTATCAGTTCTTAATAGGTTTCTGAACTGAGTGGTATTGATTGCACCCTTATCAGTAAAAGCACTCTTAAGTAATGGGTCATTAAGATCAATACTGTTAATGTCAGTAATGCCAAGCGAACCAGCCATTTCTCTGAGGAATGGAGCATAGATATCACGTAGATCAGTACCAGCAGCAAGTAAATCTTTTACATACTTAGACTGGTCTCGTCCTGCTGCATCACGAATAATCTGTTCGTAGTCTGCAGGATCCTTACCCTTAAACATCTTTTGTAGCCAGGAGTCAAGGTTCTTGCCTGCTAACTCATTAAGATCCACACCATTTGCACGTGCTGTAGCACGAAGCAAACGCAGGTTCTTACCAGTAGGACCTTCTGATAGTCCATTGGCTGTAACAAAACGTGTTAGAGCATCTAATCTACCAAGAGTACTCTTCTCGTTAGCAAGGTCATATAGACCTCCAGCGATATTGGTTAACTCTTGATCGGTTACATTAAGACCTTCTTGATTGACAACAAGTTGCAACTCACCCTTAGCCTCAGCCAAACCACGAGCATAAGCATTTTCGTTATTTAACTTATCAAGTTTTTTCTGATAGTCAGGAGCAGTTGGGTTCTTCTCTATCTCAGCCTTAAGTCTTTCGTACTGGCGCTTTTCAAATGCACGTTGACGTACAGGACCTGCTGAAGTTGCCCACCAGGTTGTATTCTTAAGACGATTAAGGAACTCAGAATCCTTCATATCGTCATTTGGATCTGCTACGTTACCAATAGCGGCACGAAGAAGTGTTTTTAATTCTGGGTCTTCATCAAAAACACTATCAATATCACCATAGGTTGCTTTTGCCTTGGCTAAGATTTCATCAAATGGAGTTAGTTGTTTGTCATCTGTAGCAGTTTTCGATCCTGCAGCACCCATAGATGCTTCTTCTGCCATACGGAAAGATCCAACATTAAAGCCAGATGGAACCTCAGCACCTGCAGCCTTGGCCTCTGCTTCTTGTTTGGCTTTAAGATCTGCTGCAGCCTTCGCATCTGCTTCTGCTTTGATCTTGTCTGCCTTTGCTTTAGCAGCAGCAGATGCGGCTGTACGATCTGCTTTTAATCCTGTATCTGTACCACTAGAAGTAGCAGTTTTAGTAGGCGTGGCAGTCTTGGTAGGTGTGATGCTTTTGCCTGTTGAATCCCAGTTCTCGCTACCACGAGTCCAAGTCTTAGTCTTCTCATCATAGGTAGCAGAAGCAGGTACACTCATTGGGCGCTTAATAATCTTGCTACCCTCAACAGCAATGTTGAGTGACTTACTAAGTTTAGAAATACTCTCATCAAGAGAAGGACTACCTTTGCGTCCCTTAAGGTTTGTCTCTGCTGCAGCACGATCACGTGCAGAAGTTTTAGGATCAGCAATATACTGAATCAACTTTTTGCGAGTTGCAATCATACTATTAAGTAGCGCTTCATCTTTCTTGCGCTGTGCTGCAGTTCTAGCCTCTGCTTCCGCTTTGGCGCGTCCTGCTGCTTCTTTCTTTGCAGTTGCTTCTTTTTCTGCTTTAGCCTTGGCCTCTGCAGCCTTAGTCTTTGCTATTGCGTCTTTGGCTGCTTGGATTTCTTGCTCTAACGATTTCGCCATATTAGTCTACACCTAACGCTTGCTTGAAAATATCATAAAAGCCGAAGACTTTTCTGGACTTTGCTTCATCTGTTCCTGCAATTCTTTGGAACAAAAACTCTTCAACATCTGGACCACCAGTTTGAGTAACGACGTTTGTCTTGCCACCAGAGTATGTAGTGGTAGTAGGCATAGCCTTCTGACGCTTGGTTACCTGTGAATAGTACTTATCAAACTCAGCCTTAGTAGGACCGCGACCTAGTAGATCTTCAAAGATCTTGTTAATAAGTGTGCGACCTTCTAATGGCGTAGATACACGTGTCTGCACTGTAGAGGTTGGACCTTTAGCAGTACCAGTACCTTCACTAATAGATTCTACAATAAACTCACTACGTGAAATATCTCCGCGATAATCGCGTAACATTATACGGGCTTCTTCCATATCCGAAAGAGCCTTAATTAACTTGGGAGTTAACTTTGTAACTGGCTTGCCACGATAGTAAGGAGTTTGTGCAAGACGAGTTGAAAGAATCTTAATTCCTTCTGGGCCACTATTAGCAATACTTGTGATGTATTCCTTTAGACCAACCTCTGGTGTTGACTGTCCTTGAGGGGCACGTGGTGCCGTTGCTGCAGCACGTGCTGCGTCTGGCGAACCAAACATTGGACCCATATTATGCTCCCATCAATTTTGAGAATAGTACGTTGTACGCACTTAATGTATTCTCATTCGTCTTAGATAATTGTTGCAACTTAGCAAGCGTATCTGTCTCTTCAACATCTACTAAATATGAACTGCCAGAAATTTTCTTTAGAGATTTCTTCGTGTCCTGGAACTTGTCGTAAAGAGCAAGCATTTGCTTAAGAGTAGATGCAGTCTTAGGCGCAGCCTTAAAAGACCTCTCATCATCAAGCATATTGCGTAGGTCATTAAGAGCAGCAACACGTTCGATGGCTCGCTTGCCACCTTGGTTGATCTCTTCCTGTACTAATGGACGACCAGCCTTGAAGGTTGTCGACCAATCAGTCCATTCCTGACGTAGGCGACTGCGTTCAAAGTCTGTTCCTACCTCAGTTAATGACTTGTCAAATGTATTCTTGCGATCATAGTAAGTCTGTAGATCTGCTGCTGTCTGTACCTCACGTAGGTAATCTGTAACAGTCTTGTTCTTACGAAGACCCATATCAGTCATAGTCTTGTAAGCATCCCAAGAGTATCCAGCCTTGTGAGGGATAAGGAATGCTGCACCTTGACGGTACTCATTGAATAGATCCTCGTTGTTCTCAACGAAAGCATTTGATTCTTCTGCGTAGCGGAAGTATGCAACAGTTGTACGATCTGACTCAGAGACAGTAAATGGAATCTGGTCTGGGTATAGTTCTACCCAGCGCTTCATCGCACCGTCGTAGTCTCCTGGGTACTGGTTTAATAAACTGTACCAAGCCTGCTTGAAGTTAGCCTTACCATTATCACGTGCCCATTCAGTAATGTCTGAGCGTAGTTGTACCTGCGGTGATGCTGGTGCAAAGAAACCAAAGAACACACGTAGACCTAGAACACCTAGCGTTGTGTTCTTCAAACGCACACGATACTCTTCAAGTTCCTGTGGTGTAAATGCAATAGGAGTTTTTACTCCATCAATCATCTCGTATTTCTGCTCTAGGCCGTGGCCTGCAGACTCAAGATAGGTCATAGACTTACGTATCGCTGATGCGTATTGTCCATCACGCTCATCTTGATTCATTGCTGAGTAGATACGGTTAACGTGTGCTGGCAAGAATGCTGAAACCATTGATTGATCTTCAGCATAAGGTCCAAGTGTTAGGCGAGTAAGTGTATCTGCCGATCCTGGGCTAAAGATTCCCACTAGATTAGAGATAGTCTTGATAGATATGCCTGATAATGGACCTGCAAATGTAGGCATCAGTGAGTCTGGGTTCAAAGATGGTGTTAACATCTTAACCTTTGCACCAAATTCCACTGGGAACGGTACCTTAAACTCTGCTGGTACGCCTAATGCTTGCATTACGCCCTGAACAACACGGTAAACCTGTGTCATTCCTGGATAAACGAAGTATGGTTCACCCTTATCGTCTTCTTGAATCCAACCAGAGTGTGTAATTCCCTCGTATGTAAGGCTTGCCTTGACGATTGCCTCTGGATTGTACTTAACAACACGTGTAATACGTCGTGCAAAGTCCTCAGATGCGCGATAGAAGCGTGCAAAGTTACGAATTGAGAAAGCCATCTGGCTTTGGACCATTGGGTTATCCACATACGCCAGTGTTTGTAAACGTGCACGATCTTCTACGATCTCTGCCAGTCTGTATTCAGCCTGTAACGTAGCCTTTTCAATGGCCTTTGTATTCGCAGGATCAATACCGCGAGTAAAAGAATCCTTAAATGCCTTCTCATAACCAGTATCTTCCAACTGCTTACGGAACTGAATCATATTATAGAGAACAATAGGCTCACGTGACATACGTGCATTGGATTCACCAAGCCACTTGTAGCCAAGTTCCATAATAGATGCTGTGTAGTTACCTGTTTCAGAAACAGCAATCAACTTAGGACCGTTAATGTAGTCAGGAACATCGGCACGGTTGGTTGGTAGATCATCTAAGGTAAGTTTGCCAGAGATAAAGTATCTTCCACGTACTGGGTCATAAGAACGGAACTGATTAAGCAGGTCGGTATTGATAGTAGTACCGTCTTGCTTGACCATTATCTGCTTGACTGCTTCATAAATGTTTTCTGCGTGGCCTTGTTCATCCGTATCATAGTCTTTCCAACGGAAACGCTTAGAAACCTCTGGGTTATTCTTAAGCCACTCACGTGCAGATGCAATAGCAACCTCTGGATTGTCAAGGTTTGCCAGAACTGAAGTAGCAATCTCATCATTGGCGTAGTAACCAATACGAAGAAGCCAACTTGTCTTTGCTGAATCATCTGCAAATGGGTCTATGCGACCAAAATCTTTTTTGACTCTAGCCTTTTTTAATTCTTTAGGTATGGCTACCTCAAGGGCTGCAACACGAGTACCGCTTTGCTTTTGATAGGCAATTGATCGCTCTGTGTAATCAAGTCCAGTGTTAAGATTCTTACCGCCTTCGACTACATCTTCAAGAGCATTATCAAGATTGCCAAACTTAATCTGCTTTGCAAGGATTGCAGTGTCACGCTCAATCATCTTACCAAGACCAATGGCCTTGTAGAAGCGATTCATCTTGCCTTCGCCAAGAGCCTGAGCGTATAACTCACGAATCTCTTCGATATCTCCACCGCGTTCGCGGATCTCTGCTGCTTTTTGTGCGTACTTTTGAGACTCGCTCTTATTAACCATACGCATAATCACACCTAGTGGATCTTCAGCGCGACCTTCCCACTTAGTTAAACCTTTAGTAGGTTGTAGGAATGTACGAGAACGTGTTGATAGGTGCTTTGCTACTGGAATACCCCAAGGGTTTTTACCAATAGCAAGGTTAACCATTAAATCTTCTGTTGCGTTACGTAGGGCGTAACGTGGTCCTGCAAGTGTAAGGAATACCCAAGCAGATGTTGTCTTTTCTACAAACTCTGAGTGTGAAAAACCCATTAACTTTTGAACAAGTGTATTCTTAGCAGCAAGACGATCTACATCTACAAGAGTAGGTGCAGATACCCACGATGATAGATCCGTTGCAACAAGTGCAATGGACTCGTCAGATCCTGCTGGTACAGACGGGTTGCGCCCATTTACTTCAAGAGCAAATGATGGCTTTTGCTTACCAGTTGCAAGACGTTCAACGGTTTGACCAGTCTTACCAAGGTTAATGCCACGGAAGTCTGCAATAGTTCCCCAGATTCCAGAGTACATAGCCTTGCGTGTACCTTCATCAGCATTATCAAATGCTTGAGCAAACAACTTAGAGTCACGTTGTGGCATAACCAAACGTGCTAGGCGGTATATCTGTACATCTGCATCTTTTGCTAGTACATCTAGACCTTCCATAGCAGCGTATGGGATAGGAGTAAACTTCTGCTTTAACTTGTCAAGAGATCTTTGCTTGTAATTGTCTATACGCTTTGAAACCATTGCTGTTGAAAAGTATGCAGCATCTTTAGGATTAGCATTAGCCTTAAGATCTGCAACAATCTTTTCTTGATTGTCGACAATTGCTTTAGCGATTCCATCATCTGTTGCTGGTGCACCAAAGAATGTATCTTCTACAAATCTAGGACCAATACGATCAATGTCAAAAAACTTGTTGGCTGTAGTTACAAAACCAATACGTGCTTTGCGCTGAGCATTAAGTGTAGGCATCAACACACGACGACGACCAATTTGACCAGACATCATTTCATCTGTTTGCTTGGTGTTCTTAAAGAAAGCCTTAGCACTGAGTGCATCTGTAATAGGAATAGCATTATCAGATGTGTTCAGAAAAGACTTGATAACCGTTGGACCAAACTCTGGAGCCAGTACCTTCATCTGATTAAGATAAGCAACCTGCTCTGCAGTATTTCTGGTTTCTTTTGCCTTAGAAAAACCTTTAAGTAAATTGCCGTACTGATCCCAGAAGGCAACGTTATTAGGCTGTGAAAAGTAGTTATCAACATTTTTACTAGATCCAGTGATTACATCTAGTGCGTAGTTCTTAACATCTATTAGACGCTTTACTCTGCCAGCAATTAGTAGTGGATCTGCAAATACACGATACGCAGCGTCAATAGTTCCAGACACAGCCCTGTATGCAAGACCATTTTTAACTAAATCACCAGGTGTGATTGCATCAATAAAGTTTGCAAACTGACGACCAGGTGAGTACTTAGATGCATTTACTTCAGCAAGTGCATCATTAAAGTTTGCTTGTTCTGCACTGACAATTTCTTCAGTTGCACCACGTTTTGTGCCCTGAGTCTTTTGTGCAAGACGAATATAAGGAAGTTCATCAGGTGATGCCTGTGCTGCGTATGCAAAGATGTCTTCACCAGCAGCAAGTTTCATTGCTACTCGTACCTGTGCATCACCATACTTAGCCTTGACCTTGTTAATACGGTCATCGTTAAATGCTTTGTCGCCTTTATCGTTTGCTTTGTCCCAAGCATCGCCAATGCTTTTGTTTTCAAAAGCAGCAATAGCGCCAGTACGGTAAACACGTGTAGATAAGTCTGAAACATTCTGCAAGCCAGCAAGTGTCTTACCAAAACCAGAAGCAACTGCACCACCTGTGTAGTGCCAAGCAGTACCAAGCCAGCCACGATTGGGCTTGCTTATTGGGTCTTCAGTACCATACTTGGCAACAAGATCTGCCTGTTGTTCTGGTGTATACCTAGTGGTAAACACTTTGTTAGCCACATTAGAAGGCAGGTTAGAAAGTTGTCTGTGTGCAGATTGTGCTTTGCCAAAAGACTCAAGAACTTTAAGTTCCTTCTCAGAAAGACCTGCTGCTGCTGCGGCTGCTTTTAGATTGTCAGCCATTAATTTCCTCTTGCTAGAGCATCCTGATAAAGGATAATAATTTCGCCTGTAGTGTCATATGGAATCATCTTTGCCAATGTGTCAGATAGTTTGACTTGTGCAAACTGTGACTGCATACCTAGGACTTCTGGACCTGCTCCTGGACCCATTGCAACTCCTGTAGTGATTTCTTCACCAGGGCGTTGTGATGGTGCAAATAATGGTGTCAGTTCGCCTTGTGGCATACCAGCACGTGCTACAGCCTGAACTTGACCTGTAGGTAATCCGCGAACATCTGGTGTTCTAGCGGTAGGTGCTCCTGCTATAATTTCTTGCATAGCCTTACGGTCACCGTAATTTTCTGATGGTGGTAAATCTGTACGTACAGAGAATTTACTAGGACCTGATACACCTTTGATTGGGTTATCTGCCATCGGTTTCCTCCTCTATCGTTTCTAAATCGTTTGCAAATTGTTCCCATACTTTGTTTACTTTAGAGTTACGGTTAGCGTTATAGATCGCTATCTCCATTAACTCTTCTGTAAATGTATGTACAGAACTTGTAACATTATGTACAAGCCCTGATAGTGCTACTAAAAAATCAGCGAAGTGTACTGGACGCGGAACATCGTTATTATTTTCCACGCCCAGTACCTCCGTTAATTAGAATTACTTTATCCCTTTTTTACCGCGTTGCCGCGACGACCTGCTGGCATCATTGATGGTACTACCTTGCCGCCTGCTGGCTTTGAGTGATCCATCTTGCCTTCCTTTGGCTTAGCCATTGGTGCTGCTGCACGTGATCCCTTGTTCATATTTACACCTCCCTCATTTATGCTGCTCCGCCAATGGCGGCTAGTAGGTTTCCTATATCTGGACGTTGAGCAGCAGCGGGTGCGCCTCCTGGTTGTTCTGGAGTTGGCTGCGAGGCAGGTGCAGATGGTGCCCCCGCTGCTGGAACTTGAGGTGCACCCATCATCTCTGGGGCTTGTGGCATCTCTGGCGCAGGTGGTGGCGCAAATGCCTTACCAATAATAGTTTCTAACTGAAGACCCTTTTGACGGCCTTGAATAACTTCTGCAATACGGGTAATGATCTGAGATGGATCTTGACCTTGCGCTGCAAGGGCTGGTATTGCCTGAGCGTATTGAGCAACAGCAACGCGCAAAGAGTCGCGCATTTCTTCAATGTCAACACGCTGTTCCTCCTGAGTTACGTTTAACTCCATTGGAATCTCACGACGTACATAGTCACGTGATACCAACTTGTCAGAACGCATTTGTAGCAATGCAACGATTGCACGGTTTGGATCCATACCAGACATAATGCCGTAACGGACATCTACGCCGTAGTTGCCATCAATCTGCTTTGATGGGATGTACTTCATATTGAATGGAGTACCGTCGTCTACGCCCTTGATTTCCTTTTGCATATTGCCAAAGATCTTCTCATCTACTTCAAAGCAAAGAGAAGCAAGGTCTGTAAACATACGAGCAAACTGTGCTTGTGCTGATTTGATCTGTGTATCAAAGCCTGCTTGTAGCGCTTGTACACCGCGACCTGTAACGATAGATGCATCGATGTTACCTGAGCGAACCTCTGGGTAACGAGAACCTAAACGTAGTTCACGCTCTAGTACACCTGACTCTGTGAAGACTCCAGGTGGTAGTTCCAAAGGAACACGGCGGATACCTTGAGGATTAGCAGAACGCATAATCGCATCAGGACCCAACGCAAGTTCTTGCACATCTTGTGGAATAGCAATAGGTGCTTGGATAGATTTTTCTGCTGCTTGGATCTGCAATACTGCAAAGCGAGCACGAGCAAGTTGAACTGATAGAACATCGTCAAACTGTCCACGTGCTTCACCATCGATAGATGAGCGCATAGCAACGTATGCCATACACTTACCGATAGGGTTTGGAATGTTTGAGAGTACTAGGTTCTTGCGCTCTGGGATAAAGATTAAGTCTTGGTCTTTGTCGTGATAGCGAACTAGAGACACATAAGGTGAGCCAGGAGAGTAAACATTCTTTGGCATAATCTGGTCATAGAACTCTGGGTACTGCATTGCAAGTGTCTCAGCATCAGATGCCATTACCTGCGTGAGCGAGACGGTACGACCAAATCTATCAATTTCAGGATAAGTACCAAAAGGATTAAGCAAACGTATTCTCGGATTATTGGTTTCATAGTCCATCTCTACAATCGCTGGCAACATACCGTAGGTGTTAAACCAATCAGCACCAGTGTACATTTGAATTTGTAGTTCAGATGCACTGACGTAATGATTGACAATACGAGTACGAGTATCTGCAGCCTTGCGTGCTGAGTCTGAAACCATATTAGTTGCAGCGCAGTTAAATGATGGTAGCGGTGCCATTGCTTCTGCAAGGTCACGTGCTGCTACGTCAATGAAGTTAGCAACTAGAGGCTTTGGGTATTCCTCTGAAAACATTGCAGGGTAAACCTTGCTAATGTCTCCCTGACGTACAGAGAGCACATCACGCATTCTCTGGTCACGTGCGGAGTAGCGTGTTTGTAGACGTGCTACCTTTGCTACTACCTCTTTAGTTGATAACAATTGTTTTCCTTATCCGTAGATCTTGCCGTACTTCTTTTCAAGAAGTTTCTTCATTGCTGCATCCTGTGGAGTCATCTTTGGTGTTGTCCTAGGCGCTGGTGTTGTACTAACTTTAGGCTTAATAGGTACTGGTTTCTTTTTTGCTGCTGCAGCACGTTCTGCAATAATTTGTGTCTTAGGTTTTAGGGGTGCAGGTTTTTTCATTTGTGCCATTAGCCTAGATCCGTATTCTTGCGCTTCTTGCTTTCACGACGAGCAATAGCCTCACCACGTGATGCTGTGCGCTGACGATCATTAGTCATACGAGTAGATACAGCCTTAAGTGCTTTGTTAATTGCAGCAGTTGCATCCGCACCCTTAAGTCCTGCAGCCTTAGCCTTCTTTGCTAAAAGATTGTACGCATCTGAATCTACTTTTTTAACAGATGCTTTTGTAACCATAGTTGGCCCACCACTATAAAGATCTTTGGCTTTAGTTGGAGTGAGTTTTTTATTGCTGGCTAGAACATTTGCTTTTCTAGTGTACTTTGCATCAGAAGGCTTTTTCCCACTAAAGAAACCTTCTTTTTTAATAGTATCAATTTCAACCTTGCCTGATGCTTTAGCACGAGCAGCCTTTGCTTTTGCAGCAGTGCTCATTTCTTCTTTCTTTGCCATTGTTATCTCCTTAGATGAATGTACGATCTTTTTCTGCGAGCAGTTCATCTATGTTGATAACTGTTCGTTTGCCTACCTCGTGTCGAGACAGGAATGGATTTTTCATATGGTGCGTCTTGTGCATACCTTGGTTGAGCATCTCGCGTGCGCGGATCTCACAGAACCATAGAGCCATCACCATATCGGTCTTACCCTTTGTAGTGGGTGACCAGGTAATTAACTGTTCTATCAGTGCCTTAACATTTTCAGTTTGATCTGACGGAAGATGCATAAGATTGTCGCGGTGGTGCTTACCGTCGTGTTGCTTAGTCCCAAACAAAGTTGACATTGATGCAACACCAAAGCCTGAGTCCCACTTGTTGGTTCCAGTATGGTGTTCCCGCAGTAGCACTCCTCGTGAGGCCAGGTTTTGCCTGATGCCTTCGTCTTGAGTAAGGAAAGACTGGAACGCATTCTTTTCTACAATCCACTCGCCAGGTTGATACAGGGAAGTCCAGTCAAAGATTAGTTGACGGATCGCAGCAGGCGTTGGCCTAGTGATTTTAATAGCATCAACGATATAGCGTTTATGGCTAGTCCTATCAACAGCGTAGCAAATGGCGGCTGTATCACCAACCATAGCGGGATCAAGGCCACAAATAATTGAAAAACCGCTAAGATCACGCGGATGCCCTGGGTGACCAGGAACCAAACGACCTGCTTTACGCATACCATCTATAGAACCCCTCACGCATACTGGATCAAAGATAGCATCATCTGAGATATCTTGCTGCTGGTAAACCAAAGCCCAGGTGCTGGCATCCATTGCTTGTCGTTCATTGTAAAGGTTACGACCATTCCAGCGTGGGTATAGTCCGTCCTCATTCAAATCTGATTCTGTCTGTCCATCAAATGGAGCATCACTTGCAGGCCAGAGAGTTTCCCACTTATCAGGATCCTCATCTGTCTTGAGTAATGCTGGCATTGCTAGATATGTCCAAGGTACCAAGCCACCAGGGTAGCGGTCCTCGGAGCGCAGTTCACGGTATAGGTCAACTGCAGTAACGCGGGTACCTACGATAATCAATTTACCAGTAGGGTTCAAACGGGAGCGCACATCCTGGGTTAACCAGCGGATCTGCTTCTCAAACTCGTTGGCGTTCTTTAATGTCACCGCATCGTCTACGATAATCATATCTGCACGCTTACCGTAGATCTGTCCACCGATACCGACGGCCTCAATGTTTGGATCCTTTTCTGAGGATTCTCTGAGTTCATCACCGAAGGTAACGCGGGTTGCCTGCCAAGAGGCGGTCTTAGAGTTAAACCCTACGCCAGCAGCGTAAGCCTGTTGCAGTGCTTCATAGTTAGGATGTGTCAGGCGTTGCTTAATGGCGTAGAGAAAGTCGGCTGCTAGTTGCTGAGTCTGAGAGACAATCAGCACACGAAAGTTAGGGTTTTGACAAACCTGCCAGGTAACGTAGTCGACGGTGACCGTCATAGACTTGGCGTGGTTTGGTGGGATATTCAAAAGGATACGGTTATTAGCCAGACCCTTTTCATACTTCATACTGGGATGTAACCAACCAGGTTCCCTACCCTCGATTACATCGATAAGGTTTTGCTGGTGTGGAAAGGTCCGAGAGTGTAAGTACCTCTGGCGGAACTCTGCAAAGGTTAAGTCGTGGACATCGGAGGAGGCAAAGTTCTTATCTTTGAGACCAAGACGAGTTCGGTCCATCTTGTCTGCAAAGACCTTATCGGTCCTGCGGTAATACTCGTAGGTCTTGTAGGATTTACCAGATGCAGCCGTGGCTGCCTCGATGGTTAGACCTTCTGCTACACCTGAAAGGATCAGACGCTTGGCGATGTCACTGGACTTCTCTGCCACGTAGTCTCCTCTAATAGAGCGCCGAAGGCGCGTAAAAAATTTTTATACTAGGGGAAGTGTATCTGTACTGGAGATAGAACTATCCCCACTAAAAGCGGTGCCGTGCACCGCACAGTCGGGCTTAGCGCCCGAGCAAGCCACAGCGCAGCGAGGGGTAAGTTGGTGCTCGTCCTAGGGGGACTCGCGTAGTGCCAACGTAGCGAGTATCGGTCGTAAAACTAGTAGTGGATCGTTTTACTCCCTACTATATATAAGGCAGAAAAAATAACCGATTTCCCGTCTACGGTAGATTTTATTTACGGTTTGTGACTAAGGTCACTAGAAATATGTGTACAAAATAGGACATTTCACTTTAGCGTATATTTTTTGTTGGGGAGTATTATACATATACGGGCTGCGCTTAACACACGGGGGTTCCGTTTTCTGGCGTGGGAGGACGACCCCACCCCACCCCCAGCCTGTGGATAACTTCTGTGGATAACCTCTTGCTTGTGGATAACTTTGCTGGCCTGTGGATAAGTATTTAACGCAAAAGAGTTGGCCTGCTCCACTTCTGGCACCTTTACATTCTCTCAATATATGTCCATTAATAAACTCTTTCCATAGACTTAGACACTCAAGACTTAATTGTCCACCCATTAGATAGTTGAACATTCAACCATTTAACCCTTGCAACTGTCTTTCAATTGTCGACATATCGACACAACACACCCTTGAAATCGTTACCAAATCGTTACCAAATATCCCTTGTTATCGCTTGACATACGGTAGACAACCGCATATAGTTCTACTTATCAAGCCAAACGGTTTGAATTAGCCTAAGAGGAGATAGAAGAATGACCCGTAAAGATTATGTAATGGTAGCAGAAGTATTTGCATACTTCTCACGCATTTGCGATTTAGAAGAGACGATAGGGGCAGATATAGCCCGCGATTTGGGAACGGCATTTCAAGAGGATAACCCACGATTCGACCGCGCCCGCTTCCTTACCGCCTGCGGGGTGAAGTAATGAAGCCACTATTCACGCAAGAATTGTTGAAGAAGATTCAAGAGGAGAAGGCGCAAGAGTGGCGCGAATTTTGGGAAGCAAACGAGAAGAAGAAGGAGGAGAAGTGATGGCGACGACGATTCACCTAGGCGACTGCGTGAGCGGTTGCGATATCTGCACGGCTAATTATCACGAGGGGCGCAATATCTGCGACACCTGTTTACAGTATGTAGGAAAGGAGGGGAAATGATTACGATTCAAACCAAGGCGAAATGCGTCGAATGCGCGAGAGTCTTCAATCTAATGGATGAGGACGACGCGGGAGAATGGTATTACGGGCACGATTGCGAAGTCTAAGCAAGACCGCCCCCGCGCTATAGGCTAGAGGCTCACAACCTCACGGGGGCACAAGGTAAGGGGCAAGACCGCCCCGCCTTAGGCTCAGGAAGGGGCTTAGAATGGCAATTTACTATGTATCAAATGAGAATGGCGACTGGTGGACGATTGACACCGATAACACAGAAGGGCAGACCCTATTCATCATCAAGGAGGAAGCCTTAGCGCGAGCAGTTGCAGAAGAGTATCCCGATGAGGTTGAAATAGATGTAAATTCGATTGACAAGTTAGACCGCATAATCCGCGAGCGCGGCACCGCGCAAGATGTGGAAGTGGAATAATGCAAACAACAATGGAAGAAGTACGCAACCTAGTGGTAGCACTAGAGAAGTTGATTCAACCCTTATTCGAGGGTGATGTGGTAGAAGATGCGCCTTATGAGTCTATGAAGCGCCCTCACCTAGTGTTACAGGAGGGAAGCAAGACTTACGGACGCGCCTATCGTGTCTTCTTCACAGGAGGGAGCAAGTATGGCTCAGGACACTGTGAGCCACGCGGATTCAGCGACTATCTGGGAGGAAGCAAGGCAGAAGCAGCCCAAAGCCTACGCAAGTTGATTGCGGGCATACATACGGGGCTATTAATTGCGGAGAAGAAGGAGGTCAAGGCGTGAGCACCTTTACCCTTGAAGAGATGCGCGACTTATTAAGCGCGGTTTGGTATGACACGCAAGGCATTCACGGAGACGAGAGAAGCCAAAGACTGGCAAAGTTAGCAGACAAACTACAAAGAGAGATTAGCAAGGCAAAGAAGGAGGACGTGGCGTGAGCGAGTGGACTAGGTACACTTTCGTATGTAATGGAGATTGTGACGGGCTATTGGAGTTCACGTTCAAGGATGGATTCGGATTCCCTAACGGGGAAGTGAAGACCAAGTGCCCTTGCGGGTCAAAGACTACGTACATTTCAATGGAGTGTGCAACGGTGGCCAAGAAGAGGAGTGCGTGATGGATGATGCAATAGTCCTGTGGGGCTTACTGTTAGTATATGGAATTCCAATAGTCACCGTGGCATATTGGATGGAAAAGATGATGAGCAAAGGAGAAGATGATGACTGAGGAAGAGAGCACCGCGCAATTTGTTTTCACTGTGGTGATTGCACCCGCGAACAAGCGTTACGACGTGGAACTGTGGGATTTTGCGGGCACTGAGCCTAAGCAACTGGCAACAGGGGAGGGCACGAACTGGCGCACCGCGCTAGGGGAGGCACTATCTAAGATCGAATTACCCACTGACAAGCAAGAGAAAACTATCAATGACCTAGTGAAGGAGAGTGCAGAAGATGAAGGAGTTTGAGATAAGAATTGCCAAAGTTGTATACCGTACGACTGACGAATTCAAGACTGAGGAAGAGGCCAGGATGTGGGCGAGAGGGAAGCGCGACATCTTGCGTGAACTGATAGATGACAATGCGGTGGAGTACTTCTTCGAAGTAGATGAGGTGTCTAATGTCTGAACCTACGGTAGAGTACTGGCGTGCTAAGGCTGACCTATGTCGTGACCTTGCGCTAATACAGATTGAAGATGAAGAGACAGAGAAGGAAGCAGGGATGAACCTAATGCGTATGGTTCACGCCCTGTCTATGGTAGATGCATACAACGAAGGGACAGACAATGAGTAAAGTAATTATTGAAGTGATTGGTGGTGTCGCACACCTAGTAAGCGCACCAGCAGGGATAGATGTAGAGATCATAGATTTAGACAATGAGGGAGGGCAAGATGACAACTGAAGAGATTATTTGCACGTGGTGTTTGGACAATTCTAAATCCTGTAAGGCTTGCGACGACAGTTATGAGGGAGAGTAATGACAACTGATAATGTGGTGGGATTCCACCCAAAGAATAAACTCGTAAACTTTTATGAGATAGCAACCGAAGAGGGCAACGCAGTGTGGGGAGGAGAGGACCCGCACAGTGCGGTGGCCTGGCTACGCCAATCACCCTTGAACTCACGCCTGTTGGTGTCCTGCTGGGAGGCAGGGGAAGAGGACGCACGCCTTATCATTGAACCAATCGACATCACAAAGATTGTCTTTGCAGTAATGGCAGGTGTTCAATGAACTATTGGATAGGGATAGCGGTAGTAATGCTGATAGCCTACGCCTTAATTGTATGGGAGGACAAGACAAATAATGGAGGCAGAGAATAAGAGATTGCGTGGTGCTGCTAATCAAGCAGTGCGCCAACGTAACTACAGAAGGGCAAGAGATCGTGCGCTAGTGCGCCTTGCTCATCTATACCCTGATACCTATAAGCAGTTGCTCGAAATGGAGAAGAAGACAGATGAACAAGAAGGCAAAACGTGGCTTGACCTTAGTGGCAATACTATCCCTGTTGTTGGTGTTCGTATCCGCACAGCAGACGGACGAGGTGCACCTATCCTCAAAGAAAACATTCATAGAAGCACGGACGAAGGCAACGATGGAGGAAAAGCGTGAGAACAAGGCACTTGCAGTTAGTTACGCACGAGCACTCGGTTACAACCAACAACAGATCAGGTGCCTTGTCACCTTATGGACCCGTGAAAGCAGGTTTGACCACCTCGCAGATAACCCCAGAAGCACGGCTTACGGAATTGCTCAACTCCTTAGAGAACGTAGTGGACAACCTGAACTACAAATCCTTCACGGTCTACGATACATTGGTCATCGCTACGGAAAATCTGCGTGTCGCGCTCTCCAACATAGCAACAGACGCGGATGGTACTGATACACTATAAGTGCATCCTCCTTTCGGGCACGAAGAACCTCACTACACCCTTCCGTAGTGGGGTTCTTCACTTGTCCGTGGAGTAGAAGCCTTTACCTTTGAAGGTGATAGAGGGCGAGTCCCACTTACGTATCATTGGGATGTGGCAATCAAAGCAAGATGGTTCACGTGGTTCATCGTGGATACTACGTTCAATAGTAAGTTCGGTATTGCAATCAGGGCAACGATAGTCATACATCATTGATAAGGTGATTCCCCTCCCATAAAATTAAGTATCTTACGCAGTGCATTAGAACATCTACGATCTGCAGTAGAGATAGCACACTCAGTTGCTTCGCTTAATTGTTGCAGTGTGTAGTTCTCGTGGTATCGAAGACGCAAGATGTTCTTCTCATCCTCATCTAGTAACTCATAAGACTTCTTGATGTCAATCAGTGTGGCTAATAGGTTGCCACCTTCAGCAGGGGCTGCAGGTTTGCGTGGTGTGCCATCATTAACTAAGTTCTGTGCCTGTTCAATCGCAGTCTCATTGACCACGCTTGCGATAACGTATGGTAACAACTGTGCAATAGTGGTAACGTCATAGAAGGACTCATCATTGGTTTGATATCCAGACCTGACCGCCTTCTCCTTGCGGGCATAGCGTTCAAGTGCACGACGCATCTGAAATGCTATGCGCTTCTGATTAATCAGGCGCTTAGTATCATCCTCATCACCTAGTAACCCATTGAAGTAGGACACACGTGTCATCAACCAGGCGTATGCTTCTTGCGATAGGTCAGCACGATCTACATACTTACGATAGCGACGGTGGACAATAGTCACCACGCTAGGTACAAGGTCATTGAGTACTGGATGTGGATCAGTCACGAGGCCACTTACCATCTAGCACCATCAATGCAATAGCACTGTAGTTAAGTAGATCAATAAAGGAATCACGCAACGATTCGTTCTCTGGTGTTGCACCGCTATCAATCAAGTGATTGATGCGTGCTGTCTTGTCGTGCATACGCACACGCAAACCATTGAGAGGTCCACCAGGTGACAGGCTTATGTTAGTTGGGCCGTAGTCTTTGTGCTTCTTGATGAGCAGGTTGCCTGCACCATCTAAGACTTCCCACATATCAGCAACAAACTTGACGTGCTTGTAATCTATCTTGTCGCTATCGGCTTTATCAATACTACTTCCGTTGATGTATCGTAACTCAGGACCCTGAAGCCCATATGCTCCAAAGTCTGTAGCATCGTGACCCATTCGCTCTCGGTCATTGTCATACATCACGCACCTCCAAATAATTTCAACGCCTCATCTTTACCGTGTGTAAGGTAGAAGTCATTGATGTCCATTGATGGAGGTAAGGATACTATACGTGAGTTCATTATCTCTTGTGAAACACGGCGTGAGAACTCAGCCCCAGGGTTGGTGCCATCTTCCTTAATATCATTGTCACCTACTATGTACACGGTCTCATAGCCTGTGAATAACTTATTAAAGTGTGGCTTCCAAGCCTGTACTCCAGGTACACCTACCGCTGGTAGGTTCAAGATACCTGATACAACTATCGCATCTAGTTCACCTTCACATACAACTACAACAGGTGAATCAATAGTTATGTCAGCGACGTTATAGAGGTGGCCCTTCTGTCCTGCTGGTGCACCATACTTAGGCTTGCCATCATCTAGCCTACGAAACTTTACTCCGACACATATACCAAGTGCGGTCAGATAGGGGATAGAAAGCCAGCCCGCGTGGGTTTCGTGACCATTGATTGGGTCTGTTACTACACCCAACGAAAACTGTTCGGCAACATCTTCAGAGATCCCACGTCCTTCGAGGTAGGCCAGCGCCTTTTCGTCCAGGTTTTTGCTGTAATGTGTGACCGCTTCCAGCAACGATTTCAATTGCTCTTTTGAGTGCATCCTTAAACTCCAAGTTCTCTATTATCCCGACAACATTTACTGCGTTGCCACCCTTTCCACAGGTGTGACAAAAGAATAGGTTGTCATATGTATTGATGACAGCACTACGCCTCTTGTCTGGGTGGATGCAGCACCTAACAGATGCGCTTCTACCCTCTCTTACTTCCCCACCATAGTGAAGAACAATTGCTCCTATGGGGATTGTGTTTGCATCAACGGGACCTTTGAACCCTCCCGCTTTACGTACCCTGGACCAGTCTTGTGCTGGCATACACACCCCTTGTCATTGCACTTATCGTGATACTTAGCAGCACGTTTGTAGTGGGCTACAGAATTTTGTACACCTGCATCCATACAGTTATTACAAATCATATTGCTTCCTCAATAATCTCATCATCGTAGAGTGATTCCCACTCAAGTATCTCCAATGGGGTTGGGTTACCTTTATATATTCTCCATCCAAAATCTCTTCCGAATGCTTGGATGTTAAACATATAGTCACACGTATCCCATTCCATTAATTTAACACTAAAGCCACGTTCATTATGAAAATCTACTGGCTCTCTCACTATCTTCATTTGAACTCCTTCAGTTCTGTTACTGGTACACGCCATCCGCTGATGGCCTCATCCCTATACTGGGATGTTGCATACTCTTCAGGGTTACACCAACCATAGACTTCAACCTGCGAGTAGTAATCTTCATCAAGAATCTTTGTGCCTACTATGATCTTGCCGTTATCCTTATTCCAAAATGGAATTGAATCACGTGTGCGTACCGTACGTACCTCAAAGTTATTACCCACATCAGGCAACTTAGCCCGACGTGGGTGCAGTTCATTGGGATACCACGGTACATTCCAAGAGGTATCAGTAAGAGATGCAACCGCCCACTCAGAGACGTTGGCTCGGACATTGGCAAGAAGTTCGTGCTCTAAGTAGCCGTTCTTCTTACCATCTGCATAGTTAGGTCTGTCTACTGAACCATACTTTGCAAGCCAACGCTCTGTAGCAAGCAGCGTACAGACTCTTACTTCATCCTTGCTCAGTCGTACTATCATCGTCCTCTTCTTCAGTAGTTGAATCTTCAACCACTTCTTCGTTTGCTGTTGGTTCTGCCCAGTTATCTGTGCTTGTGATTACGCCTTCTGGTACTGGCATTATTGTTTCTCCTTTAACCATTGAGTTAAGTCTTGGATTACCCAAGCCTGATCTATTGATGCGTTGCGACGCTTAACTACAACGTAAGACATAGGTACTTCCCCGATACCTCGTGCCTTTGCATAGTTAAGCGCCTCAACTTGTGCTTCTCTCCAGAACTCAGGCAGGGAAAGGGTCTGCCTGTTCTTGAGTTCAAGGATGTAGGTTTCTCCAGATATGATAACAACCATATCTCCCTCATCCTTTGCCCCAGCCTTAGTCAGACGCTCTGCTATTACGCTTTTACTGCGTAACCATTTCATTACATCTGTCTCAAACTGAGAACCTTTACGTCCGTTCTTGTTAGCCATCAGACTCGCAAGTATGCTCTGCCTTGTGCATCTTGATCTCCAATCTGACAGGAAGCAAAGTTAACAAATAGTGTAGCCCATTTAGAAGCATCTGCTGTATGTGGACCGAAGCGATTCTTCACTGCAGCCACACGCAACATACCTCCACCCTGACCTGGCTCATAACCCAGTGTAAGTATCAGTGCAGGTAACTGACTGACCTTACCGTGGATAGCACGACGTGGTGGTGGCATCATTGGCGAACCGTACTCGGACTGTTCTGATACGTGATGAAGTACTAAGACACAAGCCTCTGTCTTGCGTGCCATATCGTGCAACTCCATCATAATTGCACGTAGCCCTGCCCATTCGTTGTCTGTTTCGGCAGCAACATTCATTAGGTTATCTATGATAATCAACTCAGGTGCTATTCCATACAGTTCAACGTAGGCTTTAATTTCTAATTCAATGTCATCTAATGATGGACTTGAATCAAAGACCCACTGTATATGTGACATCTTGTTGAGATGTTCAGCGTAGTAGTCAGGTTTGTAATCCATATTGGTTTCAACTGTCAACTGTGTATGCCCTGAGATCTGGGCTGCAGATCGCATTAGCACGGTAGCAGTATCAGTATCTGCGGAAAAGAAAAGTGTTGGTACCTTTGCCTTGATTGCATAGACAAGAGAAAACATACTCTTACCAGCATTCGGTGCAGCAGCAACCATACATACTTGCCCTCGTCTAAACTTGATGGACTCACTAGCCAACCCAGTCCATACATCGGGCAATGGCACAGCCTTAGTAGTGCTGGTGCCTAGTGCCCTCTTTAGATCAAGCAACTTCCTCATCCCCTCCAAGATTTATTCTGCGAACTCTTCTTACTGCTAGGCGTTCACGTGGTGCAAGCCCACCCCATATACCAAAGTGTTCCTTGTGGATTCCCCACTCAGCGCATTCGATCTTATGAGTACAACTTTTGCAGATTGATTTCGCATACTGACTCTCACTGAAACTTACTGTTCCCTCTTTGTCAGGGAACCAGAAGTCTCCACCTATCTGTGCACATAGCGGGTTCTCGTACTCACGAGGTTCCCGCATCGTATTATCTCAAGAAGATAGGGTCGCACTTATCTGTTGCACCCTTTGGTGCAGAACACATCCACGCTCTCCAAGGTCCTCGTGCTGAAGTACCAGTACGGTGCACCATATTGCCGTGCTTACAGGTTGGTGCCTGTCCTTCAGTAACTACTGGAGCAGGTGCTGCTACTGGAGTTGCATTAAATGACTGAGCGATTGCCTCTACGCTTGGGGACGGTTGTGTTGGGACGCCGCCAAGTTCTTTTCCCGTTGACTTAATAAGTGTTGCAACCATAGATAGATCTGTAAGACCTGTCTCTAATTCCTTTACATCTGCTGCGTAAAGATTGATGAGTGTACCGTCGTGCAACTTATAGTTGATCTGGTACTTAGTTCCCTCTGTAGCCATTTACTTTCCTCCAGTTTGTTTGATTTGTAACCGCTGTGATTCACTACCAAACTTCTTAGGTACAAACCCAAGTAGTTTTTCTACCTCTTCACTGTCAACACTTTCACGTCCCTTGACAGTTGTCCAACTGACTTCTACTCCACTAGGTGTTGTACCTAGTAGTCCCTCGAAAGAAGTCTTCAAAGAATCTTGGTGCTTTTCTAACTCTTTAATCTGCGCTGCTAATTGTAAGTACAGCAGTGCATTCCTGTCAATATCAGCATCATCAATGACTACATCACTGACTGCCGTATGTTCTTTTTTTATACCAACGCATCCCATCTCACCTGATGCATCGTAGAACTTGCAATAGAACTTACAGTAACTACTATCTCGTTCTGGATCTGGTGCCTCTGTTGCAGTCTTGATTGCTGCTAACCAGTTCAATGCTTGCAGTGCAACTGTCTCATCATAATCTTCTGTGTGCACCTTAACATCTCGCTCATCACCATCACGTGCAATGGCAACTAGTGACACACGCTTTACATCGTGACCATTCTTTGCCAGTAGGTAACCGTATGTCTGTACCTGCCAACGCTGTTGCGTTGATGGGAAGTAAGAAAGGTTCTTCACCTTGCTTGTCTTCCAGTCAATGACATCTCCAGTATCAGGTACATAGCAGTCGATGTGTGCTTTCATACCGTTGTACTCAACAGATGTTTCAATCATCACGTCAGGGTTATCTGCTAGTGATCGCTCAATCTCAGCGTGGATAGCAGTACCCATAATCGCAGCAAGTTTCATCTCGTTCTCATTGGTTTCAGGTTGATCGTTTAATCTGTACCAGACCTTGCGACGACAGCCACCTAACTCTGATGGACCAATCTGCACCTGTGTAGAACGTGAACGCTTTGCATCACCTGCACGTAGTGCAGTAAGTAGTAGTTCTTTAGGATCTGTCATACTCTAAATGCCCCAGCCTCTTCTGCTTCTTCGTATAACTTGTAGGCTAATCTGCAAGCCTTCCAACCCATCTCATAAAAGTAATGAGCAGCATATTCATCTGTCATTGGTATTGAATTAATTTGATTGCTCATCTAATTTACCTAGTAACCAAGCATCAAGATCTGACATACGATATCTAAATCCACTGCCTAACTTAACTCGTGGTATTCCAGCAGCAGGTCCCTTTTGATATAAGTAACTTGAACTTACAGATAAGTATTCTGCTGCTTCTTCTGTCTTTATCCAACGCTCTTTTTGTGTATCCATTGCTTCCTCCTATAGTCGTTCTTGGACTACTAACTGTATGGGCTTACCAGTATTGGAGTCAAGGACCGACGCAATCTCTACTGCTTTACGGGCGTGGCGTTTAGCGTAGGCTAAGTCCATATCAGGCTTGACAATTGAATACAGGTAGCCAAGAGCAAGTTGACCCCCACTACCAATGCCGTACGTTCCGTGATTTGCTTGGAAAAAAGAGAGATCACAAGCAATCCGAAAGATGTTGCCGTTAAAAGCAATGAGATAATCGAAGCCACCATCTTTGTCCACCTTGTTGTAGTCGTAGTTGTTGTCGTTAAATGCCTGATTGATACTGGGTATAACTTTCTTACCCATAAACTGTGCTGGATCTTCGCCACGGTATACGGGTGGCTTCCAGTTGTAGGCGAGGATGTCACCTGGTCGTGTGTCCCCTGAGATACCTACTAGAAACTTGCCAACCTCAACGATCTTAGGTGTACTAGTTGCAAGAGTCACGAGATTGTCTTCGGTGATCTGTGAATCTGCTACTAGAACTGCGTAGTCAATTCCTTCTATCGCTGCGATTGTTGTCATACTGGAATCATATCAGTGATCGGCGTGTCGTTGCGTTAGCAACGCTACTAGTTACTACAATATGAGCCGTGAGGCGAATAAAAAAGGGTGCCCCAGAGGGGCACGATGGTATGGTACTGACTTTGCGGCTCCGTCTACCAAGGCTGCCGAAATTCAGATCTAAACTACCAGATAAATTTGGTACTGACCTGCGAGGTCTGGGTCCAGTACACGTCTGTCCCTGTGGCTCACAAGTCTTTTCTATAATGGCATCCTTTGAAGAACACGAACTTGTCTGGTACTTTCTTGATGGTACCTGTGTTAGTTGTGGCAACATCGTCACTGTCCCTTGTCCAGTAGACAAAGATGAAACACAGACTCTCTGAGATCAAAGAAGAAGAACGCACAGGAATGTGCTCGGTTTGTGGTCCTACCAGATTAAAGATGCGGGATAAGTCTAAGCCTTTGTCTGGTAGATACAGGTGCAATACCATATACAAAATCAACCAGATGAAACTGCGGTCCCCTTACCACGCATACCGTAAGGACTACTGCGAGCAGTGTAACTTCAAGCCAGTACATATCAGTCAACTAGATGTGGACCATATAGACGGTGACCGTTTTAATAATGTACCCCACAATCTACAGACCCTTTGTGCTAACTGCCATAGGCTCAAGACCCACCTGTCAGGGGATAGCAACTCAGGTATCAATTAGTTTTATGGCATAAAAAAAGAAGCCCACCCCTTTCGGGGTGAGCCTCTTCTGCCTCGCACTGGTGGGTTACTTAGACCCACGTCCAAACTCTGTAGCAGATGGGTCA